CTTATAAACTCTTTCTGTATCATCCTCCCAATAAAGAACAATTGGAGTTTCTACATCATCTTTTTTGTCTTCGCTAGGATTACCAGCTAAATAATAAAGTTGATAAGAATAAGTAATTTCATCTTTAGGAGTAAATGGTTTTCCTTCCGCTTGTTTGATATAAGAAATTGGGAATTCACCTCTTACTTCATAAACTGGTATTCTTTTTAGTCCACCTTTTAATTTCTTAAGTAATTCTTTAACTTTCTTTTTATCCCATCCCATCTTAGATATTTCAATAGCAGTCATCCAATGAATTTCAATAATAGGATTATTGACTATATCTATTTGGTCTGTAATTAAGTTCTTCCATTCTGGAGATTCTAATGTTAATTTACCATCTTTTACACATTTCTTTACTAATAATGAACCATATCTGGTATGCATATCTCGCATATCATTTAAGGTTTTAGCAAAATTACTTTCTTTCATCCATACTTGAATATCTTTTGATAATAACCAAGATTCTAAATAATGATTAGAATCGTCAGATGTTATGTTAATATCCTTAGTATCTAAATCTTTAGCAGTATTTTCTACATCACATACAGCATTTAAGATTTGATAAAATGGCTTTTCTCTATCTAATTCGTCTTTCTGACCATTAAGATATTTTGAGTTATTATAATACTCAATTGTTTTGATTTGTTTCTTTTGATTAAAATTAAGTCCATCTACTAATTCTATGGTTTTATCATAATTGGACTTTATTAAATTTAATGCCGATTGTATATTATTCATCTTGATGATTTATTTTTATTTCGTTGTTTAGCCTCTAACCTTTCTATCCTTTCAATAGGGTCTAAATCCTCATCAAAAGGTCTATCGTTTTTAAAATAAATAGACTTAATTAAATTATATTCTTTTGGGTCATTTAATGTTGGTCTTTCCATTATCTTGTTTGATTAATTGAACCTTTTAGGCGTGATAATAACCTATCAGCCCTTTCTTCTTCCATACCACCAGTGGCATTATTTACTATTGTTGATATAACATATCTAATTCCAGACATTGAGTGATTGGCAAACTTTGGGTCTTCCATATTTAAAATCTTTCCATTCTTATCTGTAAGCCAAAGATAATTACGATATTCTTTTATGGTATTAAACGAACGCCTAGTAACTGAAATTCTTTGATTCTGAACCATCCCAATACTCCATTTAACAAATGTTTCTGATTTACTTTCTCCTCTGTGTTTTGAAACACCCACTATGTTTACTCCAAAACTTCTTATCTCATCAATACTTTTTGGTTCTGCACTATCAGCAATTACTAATGTCTGAGGTTGTTCTAATGTTAAAATAAAATCTGCTAATCCCTTATTAAGCATTCCTTTCTGATATAACTGTTCATCTACTATATATCCGCCATTATAATAATAAACATCTCCTATACTTGATGGGTCATTAGTATATCCAAAGTCTAACCATCTTGCTACTAATTTTGCTTCGTGTGGTATTTCGTCAATAATCTGCCAATCTCTATAAATTCTAGTAGTAATAACACCTAACTTACCTTCTCCATAAACAGTCCACCATTCTTTATTTCCTCTATGTGATTCAATTTCTGATTTTGACACTTCGTCTAATGCTTCATTGTCTAAATAGGTAAGAGTAATAAAATCTATATCATCTCTTTTACCTAACATTTCTGTATAAAAATAAAATTCTTCTGATGGATTCCAGTCCATCCAAACTATTTTGCGGGTTCTAGTTATAAGCTGGTCTACTATAAGATATGGAATATTATTTGCTTCATTTATAAAAAGTATATCTCTTCTTGGTCCGTGTGCTTTACCGAATTTATCAAATGAAATGAATTCAATAAAAGTATTAGTATTAAAAGTATAAATGTGCTTTGTTTCATTCCAATTAGCATCATTCCAATAACCATTAGATTTCATTATATTTTGAAAATCTCTAATAGCACCTAATTGTAAATGGGGAACTGACTCTGCTACTACTGTTATAATTTCATCCTTTACGCTTTGAGCATAATCAATACACCATATTAAAATTGAGATAGTTTTACTGGCAGATGTTCCACCAGCAACAGCCCTAATCCTCTTTGTTAGGTTGAATATTCTTTTCGTTGCTGTTGTGTCCTTGAATTGATTGTCCTCCATATATTGGTATTACTATTTTTTCTCCATCACTTGTTAAATCATTTTGAGGATTTCCCTCGGCCATTTTCCAAATAGTTTCTTTTGGCAGACCCTCTAAGAAATCAGCCCTTTCTTCATCTGTCATACAAGCTAAAAATTCTCTACAATATTCTTTGAGAGTTTTTCCTTTTGGTCTTCCTTTTGGATTGCCTGATTGTCCTTTTTTCCACAACCAAGGTTTTAAATCTTTTTCTTCTTCCATAACTTTAGATAATACTCCGCCCATTAACTCTCGTTAGGAGAGCAATTCTGCAGACAGATGTATCGTTAGATATACTCCTATCCACAGAACAACTCTTCTAATTAAGGGATTCAGAGTTTGTATTGTGAGGGCGGTTTTGCTTCTCTCGGCTATCTACCTTTCCACCCAAAAGATAGATATGCGAGAGAGAGAAACTACCACAAATACTTTAAAGACTTTAGTTATTTTTTGCTTACAGGCTCTTTATACTATAAGCTCTAACGAATTGTTAAATCCAAAATGTTCCTTTCCACTTCTTCATATATTCATTTTCTAACAGCATTCTTTTTTGTCCATACATTGTTTCAAATACTTTAGTATGAACAGGTAAATCAGGTTCAAATTCTTTATAATTCTCTAACCATTTAGTTTCAAGAAATATAGCAACATTTTTATCTCTTACTATTGGTAAATTAGGTAACTCTTTACTAACGAACTTTCCCATATAATGAAAGTTTCCTTTAGTTAATACAACATTCCCTTCTATTGCGAATAACTTATCAAACAAAGAAATATCTTTAATTACTGTTGTATCCATTAAATGAACGAACTCCGTAAAATTCTCTTTTCCTCTTTGGATTCCAGCTAATTCCCAACCATTCCAATCATTTATTATTAAATTATATTGCCTATTATATCCAATTAAATTGGGTTTATAATTATCATTGCTTACTATTAAAATGTTATAAGGTGTTTCTCTAATACTATCTAAGCAATCTCTTAGGAAGTTAGAAGTATAAGCAGAAGTTGTTATAACTATTCCTTTCATATAATTGTTTGTATTTTACCATTAGGTAATACTCTATACTTTTCAGGTAATGGTTTGTTTATTTCTGGTAAAGTGTGTCCTTTTGGTTCGGCAAATATATCTCCGTGAGTTGTAAACTTTCTATCAAAGATAACATTATGAGTGTCTTTTAGGGCATCCTCAATTAATGGTATATCTTCTTTTCCGTGCCATTCACCTCTAAAATGCTTTACTTTCTTCATAAATGGCTTAAATGCTTGTAATATTTCTCCTTCATATCCTTCACAATCAATCTTTAATAAGTCAATTCTTGGGAACTTATATCTTTTAATTAATTTCTCTAATGTAGTAGCCTTTACTTTAATCTCATATTCTTTTTTAGAACCCATAGGTTCAAATAAATCCCATCTAAAGTGTCCGTCTACGTGTCCATTGCCAGCCCAATGGCAAACATTAAATGTTACTTCTTCTCTATCATCTCCTATAATTGCTTCTTGAACATAAGTTAATTTATTTCCTGTGTTTAATTTAGCATATTTCATCAACTCAGGCTCAGGCTCACATACTAAAATCTTTGCCTTAGGATAGAATGTTTGAAACTTAAAAGATGCTGTGCCTAAATTAGCACCTATATCAACGATATATTTTATATCTTTATCAATGGCGAATAGTTCTTTAATTTTATATTCGTCATTTGTGATAACAGCTGTTTCGTGGCTATCAGCACATAATCTTAAATTGTCAGACGCTTGTAGCATTGTAAAAATCTAAATATATATCGCCCTTTTCTGTTAAATATTCTCTTTGGGTGTGATAAGCATAATGAACCATTAAAGCATTTCCTACAAAGAATACTGGTCTTTTCATTTTCTCTGCTATCTCCCATCCTAATTGTGGCTCTTCAAATGCTGTTGGTTGTATCTTATCCTTACCCCACCAACACAAACTACAAATAGAGAAGTGTTTATAATCCTTAAAAGACTTATTTGGTAGATAATATGCACTCAAACTTCCCTCTTTAAATCTTTTTATAAATGTTTTATGTATATGGTCTATTAACTTACTATCGGTATAATTAAAAGCATCTAAATATGCATAATCTAAATCTCCAATCTTTTCTTTATTAACTGAGCCAAACTCTTCGCTTAAAGCACCTATTTCTTGATGCCAACTTGTGCAAATCGTGCTATTTATGATATTTGGATAAATAAACGAAGCATTTGGACAATCTATTCTTGCTTGTAATATCTTTTCTAATGCTCCTTCTTCTACCCAAATTATATCATCGTCAAATCTTATGTAAATTGTATCGTCTTCTTGGGCATATTTGAAGAATTTATGAGTTTGTAAGGCATTATAACTTTCCCAAGTAGGCACTATTTCTTCATCTATGGTATAAATCTTAACCTTTTTATTTTCTTTTTCCATACTTTTAAGGTATGAAATGTCATTTTCATTAATTGTATTAAGCCATAATTGCCATTCATCTATCAATCCTTCTTTAATTTTACGATAAATAAACTTCTTAAATATTGAAAGATATTTTTCTCTTCCTGCTGGGGTCGCAACGCAAACTTTGTAAGTCTCTCCATTGTGAGTTATCATATTTTTTTTGTTAATTCATAAAATTTCTTACGCTTTTCTATGAAATCTAAATACCAATCATCATATTCTCCTTTCCAATACTCTTCATTCTTACGAATCCCTACGGCTTCTTTTTCTAATGAGGTAAATACATTACTTGCTCTTAAATGATTTACTTTAGCATATCCCGTTACAATAGCCCAATTCAGTTTAGCAAAATCTTTTATAACTTCTAATCCCATCCATATATCATCAAATCTTTCTGCTCCTTTGTATTGTCCTACTGGGGCAAAGTATATATAAGGTAATGCTTCCCTTTTAAATGCTATATTCATTCCACAAATTGGAGTAAATATTCCTTTTGGTATAACTCCTTTATAAAAATCTACTTTATTCTTTTTAAGTAATTGGCTTGGAGCATCCCAATCATAATTACCTTCCCATACTCCGTGTGATAACATTACAGGTGCTTCTTCTCTTACTCCATAAGGAAATCCTCTCATATAATCACTTGCTGTAGATAGCCAACTAATAGGAACTCTTTGATTCAAAGCATCTAAATGGTCTTGTATTGTATCTCCAATAGGTGAAACATCTGTATCTAAAGTGATTATTACATCAATATCGTGTAAATGCTTTGCTATATATATAAAACCTAATTGTCTTACACCAGCACAATGATTTGAAACTAAATCACTACTTATGTCAATTCTTTCGTTGTTGTGTTGTATATAAGGAGTATCTCCGTCTACTACTAATATAAATTCTACCTTATGTTTATTAAATAATTCACTCCATTCTTTTAAGAATGATTCTGTTAATTCAGGTTTATGACTTGGAACTACAACTGCTATTTTATTCATATTTCTTAGCAAACCATCTAATTGTTTTTCTTAAAGATTCCTCAAATCCTACTGGATATACATATCCGTATTCTTCTAATTTACCACCTGATAAAGCATATCTTAAATCGTGTCCTGGTCTTGTTGAATGGAAACTTACTATTTCATATTTTAATTCTTTCCCTAATTCATCTGCTATAATTTTAGCCAATGTTAAATTATCTACTTCTTTTTGTCCTACAACATTAAATCTTTCTGGTCTATCAAATTCGGGATACATCTTTGGTTTAACATTTTTAATCATAAAAAGAATAGCGTCTGATATATTTCTTGCGTGTAAATAGAAACGAGTTCCAGCTTCTTTTTTGTCGGGGTATCCGTGAATACTTATAGTTTCACCTTTCATAATCTTATCTATACATAAAGGAACAAACTTTTCTTTATCTTGATGTTCTCCGTAGCAATTCATTGTGTTTGTTATAATAACAGGAACACTATATGTTCTCCAGTAAGCATTTGCTAATGCCTCTTGTCCAGCCTTTGAAGCAGAATAAGGATTGCTTGGTTTAATAGCATCCCATTCTTTATGATATTCATCTTTCTTTGCTTGTCCATATACTTCATCGGTTGAAAATTGAACAAAAATTTTAGGCTTACATTCACGGGCAAACTCTAACATATTTAAAGCAATGTTTATATTGTTCTTTACAAATGGAACTGGGTCTGTAATACTTCTATCAACATGACTATCAGAAGCAAGGTTTAAAATAACATCTATTTCTCCTATCTTTTCTTTAATATCTGGAGTTAATGGAGCAGAAAGGTCGTGAGTAATAATCTTTACTCTATTCATATTCGCCTGATAATTTTCATCATCAGAAATATTACTAGGAACTCCTTTGTGTTCCCAACTTGCAATTCCAACTATGTCATAGTCGGTATTTTTTAATAAATGAGACATTATATGGCTTCCGATGAAACCACTAATTCCTGTAATAAGTATTTTCATATTTTTTTAATAATTATTTTTTAATTGTGGATAACTTTTATTGATATGCTTTTTATGTATGTTTTAAGCCACTTTTTTGATGTATTAAAATATTTTTTGAGTTTGCTTTAAATCTATTTTAATTTATAATTAATAGTATAGGGGTGTGCTGATATTCCAAAAGGCGAATGTCAGCATAAATGAGGGTCAAAGGTTTGTTTTCTCGTTTCTCTCTCTTAGCGTAATTTTATAATAAGGTATTAAAACGCTTGACGCTTAGATAGTTTA